GAAATATGGAGTTTAGAAATCAATTACTAGACGCATTACCTGATTTTATAAAAAAAACACCATTAGAGCTTGATACACAATCACTTAATGATGAACAAAGAATGTGTTTTAGTGTTGTGAGAGCGTATCGTAAAGATTTATATCTGAACAGTTACATTTACGTGGTTACAGAAACCAAATTTGATAAACATATCTATTTTTCAGAGAAAATCTGTAATCCAATGATAGTTCTACAACCGTTTATTGTATTTGGCGCTGCACACTTCTTAAAATACCTTAAAAAACTTGGATTCAAAACATTTAGTCCGTTTATCGATGAGACATATGATGATGAAGAAAATGACGAAAAAAGATTGATGTTACTATGTAATTTAATCAAAAAATTAAGTAAATTGGATAGGTTAGAAATACATGAATGGTATAACTCTATCAAGGACATATTAGTCCATAATAGAACCTTACTTTATCAAATGTCGTTCAATAATAACTTCGAAAATAGGTTTATAGAAACTTTAAATTATGAAAAAAATATTAGTAACAGGGTGTAACGGTTTGGTAGGTACACATTTAGTTAAGAAATGCACAAACATGGGCTATGACGTTATTGGTGTAGACATTACCCCAGTAACCAATTTACAAAATGTAAATAACTTTAAGTTTATCCAAGCGGATTTAACGAAAGGAGATGTCATTGAGCAAATTTTTAATGAAAATAACTTAGATGCAGTGTTTAACACTTTTGGTGTTAAAGGTTCACCGTTAAAGGCGAAAAATCAGCCAGTATCTTTTTTATATCCATCATTTAAAATTAACACAGAGATTATTAACCAATGTGCTAAAAAACAAATTTGGTTAGTGTTTGTAAGTTCTGTTGGGGTATATGCACCTGCTGAAAAATTTGTTGAGGATACCGTATGGAGCACTTTACCATCTGATGCGGATTGGTTCCCATCTTGGAGCAAAAGAATGGGTGAACTTTTATTAGAAGCATATAAGGTTCAATACAATTATAATAATTGGGCTATTATTCGCCCAGCAAATATTTTTGGTGAGTATGATGATTTTGAAGGTAACGGAACAGTAATTGCATCCACAATTAAAAAGGTATTTGAAGCTAATAATGAAATTGAAGCATGGGGCGATGGTACACCAATCAGAGATTTTGTATATGCTGGTGATGTTGCAGATGCTATTATAGATTTATACTTAAACGACAAGCGCATCACAGTTAACTTCGGTGCCGGTGAAGAAATTACTATCAAACAAATGATTGATACCGTTATCAAGGTAAGCGGTAAATCGTTGGCTGTTAAATGGGATTCAAGTAAACCTAATGGTGATATGAGAAGACAAATGGATATCACCAAACAAAAGGAAAATAATTTATTACCAAAATTAGGTTTTGAAAATGCGATAAGTGAAACCTATTCACATTATAAAAAAACACAACAAATGATAACTAAAAATTCTAAGATACTAATCACCGGTGGATCTGGATTAGTGGGCCAAAACTTAACCAATAAATTAGTTAGTGAGGGCTACAGAGATATTCGCGTAACAATACACAGAAAAATGCCAAGAATACAACATCCTAATGTTGAATATCTAATGATTGATTTAGAAACAAGAGAAGGTGCTTTAGAAGCCACTAAAAATGTTGATGCGGTGTTTCATTGCGCGGCATCCACATCTAATGCGGTAGATACTGTTGTTGATCCGTTGGCGCACGTTACACCGAATGTGGCGATGAATAATTTTCTTATTGACGCCGCCTGGAGAAATAAAGTTAAAAAATATATCTTCTTATCGTCAAATACAATATACCCACCAAAAGGTGATGAACCAGTGGTTGAAACCGATTTTGTATTCAGTGACATTTACCCAGTTTATTTCCCAGTCGGTTGGATGAAAAGATATGCGGAAATTCAATGTGAATTATATTCCAAATACCTACCAGAAAAGATGGTTACAGTTATTGTTAGACCAGCAAATCTTTTTGGACCACATGACAAATATGATTTCAATAAATGTCATGTAACACCAGCAACAATCAGAAAGGTTGCAGATAAACTGAATCCAATACCAGTATGGGGTGATGGGTTAGAAGTTAGAGATTTATTATTCATTGATGACTTTGTTGACGCGTTATTATTAATCTTAGAGAAACAAGAAACACACGATGTGTTCAATGTTGGTTCAAATAAGGGGTATACCGTAAATGATGTGTTAACAACAATGAAAAACATTGCAGAATATGATGCACCAATTGAATATGTTCAAGGAAAACCATCAATGATTCCTGTTAGATATATTGATTCAAATAAAATTAATAAAGTACTTGGTTGGGAACCTAAAACAGAACTATCTGTTGGACTTAAAAAGGCGTACGATTGGTATTTAACAAATAGAGAAGAATTTAATTAATGAAATACGTACTAACATCTGGATGCTCATTTACTAGGATAGGTTTCTTTAACGGAATGTCAGTTACTAGTGATTTTAAACAAATCCACAAACAAGGCAATCCTAACCTTTTTAAATGGACTGATTGGTTACAAGAATCATTGGGTGAGGAGTATTCTGTAATCAACCTAGCGTCACAAACAAATGATAATGTTACAATCTCTAGAACAATATTTTATTGGGTTAACGAGTTAATGAGTAAGGGTGTTAACCCAGAAGATATTCATGTGATTATTCAATGGAGCACACCACAAAGAACCAATTTTTATGTACCAAAGGATAAATTGCCGAGAGGTAAAGAATACTATGGACATACTAGTCATTATTTAAAAAATGATGACATATATGACAATGGTGTTTTTTATTTGAGTGGTGGATTTAATTTACAAGATGCTAGTGAGAAGTTTAAAATTAGAGAATTATTAAAGGAGTACATCTATTATTATGGCAGTGATAGAGGTATGGTTAATCAAACGCTTGCTTGGTTGGAAAACTGGTCAAATCTTAAATTATTTTTTGATAAACATAAGATAAAAAATAACTACATTTCAATGTGTGATATTTTATCTGAATCTATGCAAAGAACTGGTTTTGGATTTTACGCTGGACTTAAAGAGCACGAGTTTGAACGCGCTGTTTTGGATGAGAAACTAATTGCAGATACAAGCAAGGATCAATGTTGGTTAGAACAGAATGAGTTATTTAGACCGTATATAAATAACATAGGGCTATATGATGATTTTTGGTTATTTAAAACGCCTACACACAAGTATGGTGGATTATTAGAATGGACAATAAAAAATTATGATAAGGTTAATCTAGAAAAATACGTTAATTTTAACGAACACCAATTAGATGTTACAATCTATGAAGAATGTATTCAACAGAAAATTAATGAAAGAGATTATTTAAAATCCGGAAGATGGTACGGACATACATCATCAATAATGGCTAGAAAATTTGTAATTGAGGAATTACTACCAACATTAAATTTGTAAAAATGAATACATTAATTGAAAATGGTTACATAATCGAAGATGCTAAAGATTTACTATCTGAAGAACATTTTAAAGAATTAGACACGTTATGTGATTCCATCAGTACATCCGAAAAAAAATACACAAAATTCTATGAATTTGAATATTGTTTTACAAAAGAAGACACAAGTTATTTTGGTTTAACTGGCGAAAATTCTAGTGTTAAATTTGTAGATAAAATTGATGTTGGTGATAGTCCAGAAAAAAAATTTTCAGTTAAAATGAAAAAAAAACTAATTCAAAAATACTTTGATTCGGTGCAAACATATGCTGAAAGTTTTTATGAAATAGATAGGTTTTCTTATTTATGTGATAAAATGTCACATGCAATTGCTGACAAATATTATTCACATATTTTTAATTTAGATAATTTTAGAAAAAAAGAAATACACAGCACCACTAAAAGGATTGCAACATATGATGAAGATTGTCATATTGCTAAACATAAAGATGGTTTTAACAATAAAAGGTTATTTGTTATTTTAGTATACCTAAATAAAGAATGGGAAGATACCAATGGTGGAGATTTAGTTATTTACTCTAAAAACAATGATAAAATTTCATTAACACCAAAAGCCCCAAGCGTTTGTGTTTTAGATTTCACAAAAAATAATTTAGAACATGAGGTGTTAAAAGTTATAGATGGTACAAGATACACATATGTGTCTTTTTATGAGGTGTCAGAATCTTTAATGATAACAGACGAATGGAAAAAACACAAGATAAAAAAAATGATATAATGACAGAAACATTTTGCCCACTACCATTTATTCATTTTAACGCATATCCAGACAAACAAATTAAACCTTGTTGCTACTCGCAATCATTTTTTGAAAATACCACATTAAAAAATCAAGATATTGTTACCGCTTTTAATTCTGAAGAATACCAGAAACTACGAAATGATTTACTAAATGGCGTTGAACACAAGTTCTGTGATGTTTGTTGGAAAACAGAAAAAAATGGTGGAGAAAGCCAAAGAATTAAATGGTCAAAATTTTATGAAGATAAAAAAGAAGATATTATTGAAAGAACACAAGAAGATGGATATTACCAACCCGACTTTGTTTCGTTAGATTTAAGACCTTCAAATATATGTAATTTCAAGTGCAGAACTTGTACCCCAGATTTTTCAACAACTTGGATTGATGAGAGAACAAAATTTAGGGAAATTATGGGTAACGATGTTATAGATTATAAAACACAAGTTACATCATTTGATATTCCGCAAGAAAACATCAATAATCTAGAGAAAATCTATTTTGCTGGTGGTGAACCTTTATATATGGATGATATGTATAAGTTTATTGACAAGATTAAAAATAAAGAAAAGGTTGAATTATACTTTAACACGAATTTCAGTATAATAAAACATAAAAATAAATCTGTTTTTGATTTATTTAAAGATTTCAAAAAAGTACATATTGGAATATCCTGCGATGGATACGGACCTATTGGTGAATATGTTAGAACCAATTTTAAATGGGAAACATTTAAAGAGAATGTGTATAAATTGGGTAATGCAATAAACAACGGCGCCAATTTTTCATATGGTTTTCAATATACATCATCAATACTTAATTGTTTTCATTTTTTTGACTTCAGAGATATGTTATATGATATAAAATTCATATCAAATGATGGGCAATTACAATTTGGTGTTGCTGAGTATCCATTTTGGTTGAATCCAGCACATTTTGATTTAAAAGATGAGGTTATCACATATTTTGAGGGTAAAATAGATACGATACAAAATGATTCACTGCGCACCGAGTTGAACAATTATATAATTTACTTGAAAACCTTCAATGACCCTCATTTTTATGCCTTGAATTATTTAAAAAATTTCATTAAATTAGGTGATGAGACCAATAACACGGTTTTACCAGAAGAATTAACATATCTAAAAAAATATCTTATATGACCTACAAAGACGAATTAACTAGAGCCATGACATATATTGGAGAACAAGAAAACAGTGTCTTCATGGGGCAATCTGTGGCTTTCCCTGGTACATCATTATACAGTACATTAACAAATGTATCTAAAGAAAAATTAATCGAATTTCCAGTACTAGAAGAAACACAAACAGGGGTTGCGTTAGGTATGAGTTTAACCGATAAATGTGTAGTGTCAATTTACCCAAGATGGGACTTTTTAATATTGGCAACTAATCAATTAGTAAACCACATAGATAAGTTTGAATTGATGACAGGACACGCACCACACGTAATCATTAGAGTTGGTGTTGGTAGCACAAACCCATTGGACCCAGGACATCAACATAAAGCAGATTATACCGAAGCATTTAAATTATTAATGCAACAAGTAGAGGTTGTAAATTTAACTGAAGCAAATCAAGTTTTTGATACGTATAAAAGGGCGTACGATAATAAAAAACCAATAATCATTTGTGAATACCCCGACCTATACAATGCATAGACCAACTTTTGGATACGATATTATAACACCCAGAGGTGAATTACCTAATGGACTTGATCCTGCTAGGTTTAAATTCATCTATGACCAAGTTAAATGGAATTTTAGGGAGATATTATATTTTAATAGTTTAGACACTAATCCAGTTTATTTAGCTGGGCACTTTGACCACAAAATAATTAAAAAAAGTGTTTATGAAATCCACAAAAATAGACAACAAGGTATAAACGAAGTATGGTATTATACAATAGAACCATTTGGTAATTTCAGAGGATTTTTGGGTCTGTTAAATGGTAAAGTGGATGATGAATTCACTATACATATGTCAGATATTGCAAAACACGAAATAATCTCAGGGAACGGTCGTTTATTGATCAATTACACTATTGATGGGGGTATCGATGTTAATAGAAACACAATAACTAAATTGTTTGAACTTTTAAAAGCAACAAACATCCCATTTCGTAAGATTTACTTTCTTATGAATGATATTAATTTTAAAGGTAATCTTGAAAAAATTAGTGGGATTCAAAATTTAAATGTGTTTCATTTTAATTTAGCGTTGATGCAAAAGTCAAATGAAATATATAATACATTATTACATGAAGGTCGTTATTTCTTTTGGAAAAATAATACTTCATTTGTTTCCAAAGTTACACGTATTGAAGATTTCGAATTAAATTTAACCAAAAAGGATAAGAAATTTTTGATGTTAAATCGTAACTGGAAGATGCATAGATTGGAGTTAATTAAAACACTCAGGGATAACGGTTTATTGGAAGATTCATTGGTATCGTGGGATAAGAATATGGTTAGCCACAGCGAAGCAAGAGCATTTATTGAAAAATATGACGATACCGAGTTAATGGAAATCATGAAGAACGAATCATCGATTTTAGATTATCCAGATATCGCAAATGTTCATGGTTATGGTTTTGAAACAAAAGAAATATACTTACAAAGTTTTTTTCATATTGTTGGTGAAACTATTTATTATCAAGATGACACACCATCTGGATACGTTTCAGAAAAACCGTTTAAACCAATGGCACACTTTCAACCATTTATATTTGCGGGACCGGCCGGTGTTATTAAACATTTGAATGAATTAGGTTTTAAATCTTTTCATCCATATATTGATGAAACATATGATTCGATTACGGATGATAATGAGAGAATGAAAGCAATTAGTAACGAAGTCATTCGTCTAGGTAAACTAACTAAAGATGAGATGATTGATATTACGATGAAATTAAAAAGTGTTTTATACCACAACTATAGGATGCTATTTAATATTGGGTCACCAAAGCTCCAAGACGATAATAGAAATAACGTAATTGAATTTTTAAATAAGTAATGAGTTATATAATTGGGATATCGGCATACTATCACGATTCTTCAGCTTGTTTGTTGAAGGATGGCGAATTGTTGTTTGCATGTGAAGAAGAAAAATTCACAGGTATAAAACATGATAGTTCATTCCCAAATAAAACCATTGAATACATCTTTAAAAAGTATAATTTAACTAAAAAAGATATTGAGGCGGTATGTTATTATGAAGATTTAGATTTAAAAGTACAAAGAGTTATTAATAATTCAAAAAAAGTTTTCCTTAAGACACCAATATATTCTATTAAGAGTGTATATAATGTTTTAAAGAACAAAAAAGATGTTAAGAAGAATTTAGCAAAAATATCTGATAAAGTTTTCTACTCTAAACATCACGACTCACATACATACTATTCATTTTATACATCACCATTTAATGACGCTGTTGTTTTATCGGTTGATGGTGTTGGTGAAAGTGAAACAATACAAATTGCCACAATCTATAATAATAAGTTATATCAAATACCACACACAGAATACCCAAACTCATTAGGGTTATTTTATTCTGCTATGACATCTTTCTTAGGGTTTAAACCCAATGAAGGTGAATATAAAGTAATGGGTTTGGCATCTTATGGAAACCCTAAAAAATATAGACAAAAAATAGATTCATTAATTTCATACAAACAAGGGTTTTTAACTTGCAATATGGATTGTTTTGTTTGGGATAGAAGTGACAAGGTTATGTTCAACCATAATCTATCAAAAAAATTAGGGATTGAAAATAGATTACCAGATGAAAAACTAACAGTACAACATCACGATTTAGCGGCCGCGGTTCAAGAAACCTACGAGGTTATTTTAAGTAAAATACTAGAAGAGATATCAATATTAACTAACACTAGAAATTTATGTCTTAGCGGTGGCTGTGCTTACAACGGATCAGCAAATGGAAAGTTAACAAATAACGGTTGGTTTAAAAATTTATGGATACCTCCAGCACCATCTGATGCAGGATCGGCTATTGGTGCGTGTTTAAATTATCTGGACACTAATAATAAACTAACAAAAAAGATTGACACAACACCGTTCTTAGGCCCAGAATACACTAATGAGGAATACTTGTCGGTTATCGATGAAGAAATAGTGAGATACAGTGAAATAAGTAGAGAAAAACTATTAAAATTAATTTCTACCGAATTATATAATGGCAAAGTTGTTGGATGGTTCCAAGGTAAAATTGAATTTGGTTCTAGAGCATTGGGTAACAGGTCGATACTAGCAAATCCAATGATAATTGGTATGCAAAAGAAGATTAATCGTGTTATAAAGAAGCGAGAACTTTTTAGACCATTTGCACCTATGGTGACAAAAGAAAATCAAACAAAATATTTTCTATATGACAAGGATGTGCCATATATGAATCAAGTTGTTAAGGTTAAAAAGGAATACGTTGGTAAGTTAATAGCAACAACTCACGTTGACGATACAGCTAGAATTCAAACAGTTACAAGTGAAAATAACGTATATGACTTATTAATTGAATTTGAAAAGATTAGTGGTGTATCAGTATTATTGAACACATCGTTTAACGTTAAAGATAAAACAATGGTATTAACGCCACAAGATGCTATGGATACATTTTTAGACACGGAAATGGATATCTTAGTATTAGGTAATAACGTAATTTATAAAAAAACAATATGAAAAAATTAATTAAATGGTTCTTAGATAAGATTGAAAGAATCAAAAGAGATCGTAAACTTAAAAAGAAAATTGCTGAGTTAAAGAAGAGAGACCCATTCATTTATAAACACTAAAAACATTACAATTGGAAAACAAGGAAATATTAAAAGATTACGTTTGCTTAATGCCATTCTTATCCACCGACGTTCAGCAAGCATCACAATTCGTTTGTTGCCCATCTTGGTGCTTTAAAAGTTTAAGAGTAGATGAGAATGGCGAAGAAGAAGATTGGGCATCTTACTTTGACACTAGCGCAGACGTAATGAGGAACTGGACATCAACGCCAGCACATGACATTAGAAAATCAATGGTTGATGGTTCATACAGACATTGCAATCATGTAGTATGTCCAAGATTAAATCAATTAATCAATGGTAGTGAGACCACGCCATATATGTTTATGAAGAAGGAAGAATTTCAAAAAACCTTTAACATATATAATGAGGACGATTTAAAAAAGTTTGACACGCCACCAGAAGAAATATTGTTTGGGTTTGATAGAAGTTGCAATCTTAAATGTCCGAGCTGTAGGGTAAACTTAATACCAAATGACAATGTCGAATCTGAGGATTATAAAAATAAATTACATCTACTAAACTCAATCGAGAAGAATTTTGCTAGTAATTTAAAAAGAATAATGATAACCGGTAGTGGTGATCCGTTCTATTCTAAAATCTATCGCGATTACTTAATAAATTTTGACAGTAGTAAGTATCCCAAGTTAGAAGCGTTACAGATTATAACCAATGGTAACCTATTAAATGAAAAAATGTGGAACTCAATGAAAGCAACTCCACACATTAAAATCATTGAGATTAGTATTGACGCCGGAACTAAAGACACATATGAGAACAAAACAAGGTTAAATGGTAAATGGGATGTGTTAATGGAAAATCTACGTTTTTTAAGTACCCAGAATCACATTATTGAGGAATTTGTGTTATCAATGGTGGTTAGTAAACACAATTATAAAGAAATGTATACGTTCTATGAATTGATAACTGACATATTTAAAAATTCAAATTTTAAATGGGGACTATCAATCAACTACAGACAATTGGTTGACTGGGGCACATTTTCAAAAGAAACGTTAGAAGAATTACAGGTCTTTAACACAGAACACCCTGAATATCAAGATTTTATGTCTGAATTAAAAAAGATACACAACCAACCGTTTGTTAATCATAATTTCAACCATCTTCTATAGGTTTTTTGACTTTTTTTAGTTATATTAGTAATATGATATACTGGTTAACAGGCCAACCCGGCGCAGGAAAAACAACCTTAGCAAAATACTTAGTGGAATACTTTCCGAAAGATGAGGTTACTCACATCGATGGGGATGACTTAAGGGACATCTTTAAAAACAAGGACTATTCCATAACAGGTAGAAGATTAAACATCCAAAGAGCACAATACATTGCACAATTTATGCATAGTAAGGGACATAATGTTATTGTGTCCTTAGTTTCACCATATAGAGACCAAAGAGAAGAATTTAAATTTAGTACATCGGTTGTCGAGATTTATGTACATACCACAGAAGATAGAGGTAGAAACCAATTCCATGTTGAGGAATATGAACCACCATTAGAAAATTTTATAGACATAGATACAACAATAAAAAACGAAACAGATTCGTATTTTGAACTATTAAAAAAATTATCATTATGATGACAAATGGTATTATCATTGACAATTTTTTAGACAATGTTGATGAAATAAGAGAGGAAGCGTTGTTATTAGATTATACTAAATCATTACCTGAAAGTGAAGGTTGGAAAGGGTTTAGGTGTTTAAATGGAAACATGTTGACACTTGATTTACATGAAAAGATTAAAGAAAAGTTAGTTGAAACTAATATAAAATTTGATAATTGTGATATGAGGTGTTTTTTTCATTATACATTGGAAGAACATAATGTAGGTAAAAAAAACACACATCGTGATTATGGTTTTGATTATGCTGGGGTTTTATACCTAGCACCAAACCCACAAAAAAATTCAGGTACGTCTTTTTATAATGATTTAGGTGAAGAAACCGGTTACTTGGAAAACGTTTATAATAGATTAGTAATTTATCCAGCGAATGAGTTACACTCTTTAAAAGAATCTTTTGGTAACGATATTAATAATGGTAGATTAACTTTCACGTTTTTTTGTAAATTAAAAAATAACAATATATGAGTAAGAAATATGCAATGTACATCGGTAGGTGGCAAAATTGGCATAAAGGTCACGAATGGTTGATCCGTCAACAAATGGACCAAGGTAAGAACATATGGGTAGCTATTAGGGATGTTGAAGTTGACGAGAACAACCCTAAAACAGCTCAAGAGGTTTTTCAAATGTTAATCCAGGAGCCCTTTTTTAACGAGAATTTTGATAAGATTTTACTATCAATTATCCCAGATATCGAATCGGTTAATTACGGTAGAGGTGTTGGTTACGATGTAATTTATCATGAGCCACCGGCGGATGTTGCGGTAATAAGTGGAACTGCGATTAGAACTGGACATATGACCGCTGATGGTTCAATAAAATATGACCAAACAAAAGGATAATGATTGTAGAACGTAAACGACATATTGCGAAAACAATATCCTATCGCATTATAAGCACTATAATAGGTTTCCTTATAATGTGGTGGGTTAGTGGATCAATTAAGATTGGCGCGACCTTTGGTGTGGCTGAATTGGTGTACAAACCTATTCAATATTACCTACACGAAAGGATTTGGTATAGATGGATAAAGTTCGGGGTAAAAGATAAAAAATAAGTATTTATATATAAATTAGAAAATATGAGAACAGTATTGATAGGATCAGATTTTATGTACGATAAGGATGGTAATTTAAGACCCATCGAAATAAACACTGCGGTTGGTTGGGATGGTCCCGAAAAAGTGGAAGACGATGCAGATTGTTTGGATTTAACAAGTTTATATCAATTTGTTGAGGATAATAATTTCCAAACGATACATTATGTTGGTGATATTGGTCCATTACACGTGACATTAATGACACATTATAGCGGAAGTTCTGTTACATATGAATTTCATGGGGTTGGAGCTACTTCCATTACAGTTCCATACATAGAAGATACTGAAACGACTTTAATTATTAGGAGTGCATATGACACAACAGCACTAGTGGATGACACATATTGTAAGGATAAAATAGAGTTCATGAATCTAATTAAAGATTCTTCTTTTGGCTCCCAATTTGCGTACATTGACGAAAATAACACATTGGTGTCAAATATCACATCTATAAATGATAACGGCGAACACCCTAATTTTATTTTAAAATCTAGATTTCCAGGTTATGACAAGTTAATTTATCCAAAATTTTTTAAAGTTACAACTCAATCTGAATTAGACACTATAATAGCAAATAATGTTACAAGTGAGTATTTTTTAATGGAGTACCTATGTAACGTCAATAAACTATGGGAAGGGCATTTAACGGTTATAAGAAGTTTAAACATTTTAGTCCCACCAAATTTAGAATCAATTCAAATTGGCCAATATACAAAATTGAATCAAAATATGTTACTAGATAATGTGACATATGATTCAATCACATTTGAAGTATATTCAGATTTCAAAGAGAGTTATAGTACAAACCCACCTACCGGTTTTCAACCTAAATTATTGAATACTGATATGGTAGAAATGGCAGATGGGACATTAAAAACTGCATTGGATTTACAAATTGGGGACGTTATTAAAACAATTGAAATACCAAATGAAAAGGGAACTAGTATAGATAGTTACGTATCCTCCGAATTTGGGCTTACGTACGATACGTTGGTAAGTGATGCAATATATACAACTAATGTCGTAACCAAAAAACAAAAAGTAAACACCTTAACTTTTATAAATGAATTAACATTTGAAGATGCTAGTACCTGGGAAGATACTATGGGCTCAAAGTATTTGATAGACAGAGAAGGTGTGGTTATGTTTAAATCATTATGGGGGATATTTCCAGGAGATGTGGTTATATTATTAGATACTACTGATGATAATATAAATTTTGTAAGAAAAACAGTTACATCAAATATTCAAGTTAAGAGAGTGTTCTCTGGTTGGTTTATTTCAGTTGATACCGCTATGTTATTTTTAACTAAAACAGCCGGGTCAACCAATAACGAATCATATGTTTCAATTGAACATAACCTTATATCTTGTCCCAATTGGACATGTACAAACGTTTGCTGGTCCGTCTGTCCATCATGTCCGAAGTATATGTCTTGTCAATCTAATTACTGTTTTCCAGTATGTTAATAACCTTCTTAAATAAATTTAAATAAAAAATGGCAACAATTATATCAAATACAGACATCAATACTTTAAACACCACAATTACAACAATAGGTAGTTTAATTGTAACAGCAAACAGTTAGTATAAAATCTAATAAGTTATTTTATGATACATTTCATACCAAATATTCTTACTAAGGATGAGTGTGAATACTTAACGAATCAATTTGATTTCGAAAGAAAATATCAAATCTCGGTGGATAATGAATATACTGGCACCAATATATCATATGGGTTTGCCCCTTCATTTGCGTTTAATACCTATTTAAATAAATTAAAATCAAAAGTGTTAGAATATAACAATAATTTTGATGATTTATTCAATGTAAACACATTTGTTAGGGAATATATGAACACCTCAATGTTAAAAAAACATTTAGATAGAAAAGACATTAGTGTTACTATGTCTATATGTTTAGAATCCACAATAAATAAAGAATGGCCGTTATGTGCGGAAATCGGAAATAAGGAATATTGTTTCAACACAAATATTGGTGACGGTATTTTATTATTTGATGCGGATAAAATCACACATTGGAGGGAACCCTTAATATGTCTGGAGAAAGAAAGAGTTGTCCAATTTTTTTTACATTGGAAACCTTCTGATTACGTCGCAAAAAAAACAAAATCATTATTATAAAAAAATAAATTATGCCATTTACATATACAATAGAGTCAACCTTTTTAACAAAAGAAGAATGTGATTTAATATTAGATTTTTCATTAAAAGAATTAAAATTAGTACCATCGGAAATTCTTACCAATTACACCGATGGTGGCGACGTTAATACCGATATTAGAAAATCAAATCAAGTATTTTACCCCTATTATAAAAAATTTCCATTTTTATTAGAAAAAATGAGTAAATTATTAAATCAACATATTTTTGTTAAAGGGTTCGATTTAGATTTTAAAGAAAGTCAATTTCAGTTTACTGAGTATCATCCAGGCGGACATTTTGGCTGGCATAGAGATGCTCATGGAAAAAAAATAACGGATTATGACAGGTATTGTTCATTAGTGATACAACTAAATGATGAGTATGGAGAGGGTGATTTACAAATAAAAGATGATCAGAATGGGACCCTAACAGTTGAAAAGGGTACAGGAAATTTGATATTATTTTTATCAAATATTGAACATAGAGTAGTGCCAGTAAAAAGTGGGATTAGATATACACTAGTTAATTGGGTGAAATTAAAACAAAAAAAAGATTATAAAAAAACACTTTTATAGTATGAAAATAAATTTTAAAGAAATATTAAATGCGTGGTATAATGTTATAAATCACACACCAGAACAAAAGGAATTAGCAGATAAAAGATTCGCAATATGTTTAGAATGCCCCTCTAAAATAGAAATTTTAAAATACAAGAAATGGCTTTTTAAATGTAAAGAATGTGGTTGCCCTTTAGGCGCAAAAGTTTACACTGAAACAACATATCTTACTAAAGACAAATCTTGTCCACTTGATAAATGGAAAGAAGTTGAAATGGAATTTATGAGTAAACATAGTGACACGATTAAATATAAAACTAAAAAAACATTTCTTTAGTTATGGGTTATTTAATAAACGATGACCTTTTATGGGTGATCACCCCTAAATGTGCTAGCGACTCAATAGAAACTGCATTATTAAACTCAAGTTTAAATTTAAAAAAATATAGCGAACACTTCGAACAACATACCCATATGCATATACCACTAAACGAGTGCTTAACTAAGTTTGGTAAAAAAGAAACAATATGTATCACTAGAGATTGGTTTGAAAAATGGTTAAGTTCATTAAATTTTATTTGGGATTATATAGAATTATATAGTGAATATGAACCAGTATGTAAATGGGAGGACATCAATAATAATGTTATTTATGAGATATTTGATAGCGAATTTGTAAATAAACTTTACTCATTAAATCATACCTCTAATGAAGAATGTTTTTTGAAATTATTAAAAAGGAACACCGAAGATATTATAAACGTACCCAAAGAAATTTATGGAATAATAATAACTCTAATATCTGAACGCTATTGGAAAAGTAATGTAAAATGCACATATGAATTTGATATTAAAAAATTAGACGATTTTGTCAATTTCATTGAAAATAGGTTTGGTGAAAAATTAATAATAGAAAAGAAAAACGTATCTACAAAAAGACCAAATAAATTAATAGTAAATAATGAATTGAAATCTTTTGTTTGGGAAAAATTTGAAAAAATATTTGAAAAAAGAAATCAATTAATTTAATATGGCAACTATTTGGACATTTGGGGATTCATTTACTTCTGGAGACGGGTGTGTAGAAAACCTAAGAATTAGAGACGGTGATTTTAGATATTATAACGAATATAAAAAACTAGGCAGTGATATATGGCCTAATTTATTAGGTAAAACTTTAGGATATGACGTAAAAAATCTAGGAAAAAGCGGTGCAAGTAATGACTATATTTTAGATTCTATTATTGATAATTTTAACATGATAGAACCAAATGATGTGGTGATAATTGAAAAAACATTTTACCAAAGATTTGATATACCTAAATCAACGGGTGATGGGTTTCAAACAATTTATGCTGAAGGACTTTATCAACTTTCTATTGATTTAAAAATGGAAAGATATTTTTGTGAAGATAAATTAGAAATTGAAACGGTATTAAATTATGGTGTTTTATTTTCCGACAATAAATTATTTAAAGAAAGACAAGATAAACGATTTGAATTTATACAAGCACAATTAAATAATAAAACAGATAAAATATTAATATGGGATGTTTTAGATTTTTTAGACGGTAAAATTGAAACAATAGGTCAACACACTGAGGGTAATATAAAAGATTATCATTTTAGTTTTAATGGTCATAAAAGATTTAGCGAATTTCTATATAAAAAATTATATATTAAACCCTCATTAGTTTAAATGTTAGTCGATAAAAAATTTATTTTTATAAGTTTACCAAGATGCGCATCAACATCATTTATGATTAGGTGTGTTAAAAACAAAATACCAATAGAGCATTTCAACTCAAACCATGATAATCAGTTGATTAAAATCAATGAATGGGAAAAAATGGGTAATGAAGAATTGGCGGATAGATTAGTACATGCGCACGAACCATTACATATGTTACAAGAAAAATTTGGGACGAACAACCAAATTATTTCAATAAAACGAAATAAGTACGATAGATTTTTATCTTTATGGAAACACATCATAGACGAATTACACAGAATTAACAAACTTGATATTGCTGACATCTTTTCAAAATTAACAACTAATGATCTGTTTGTTAATATTAAACCAAATGACATTTATAATTCGGAAAATAGAATTAAAGTTATTGATAATTTTTTATCTAGGTTAGAAATTTCAAAAGAAGAATCTTACACTAAAAATATGTTAGATATATTGTTTATGCCAGTAGTTGAACTTACAAATAACGACCCAAATATTATCTGGTTTGATATTAACAGTTTGAGAGATTTAGAAAATTGGGTGTCAAAAAAACTAAATAGAGATTTTAAAATGGAAAAAATAAATTCAAGTAAACATTTTAATTCAGTAATGGAGAACGATGATAATTTTAAACAGAAATATGATAATCTTTATAAAGAATTTGACCAAAGAAAAACAACTAAAACATTATTGTAATGGAAATTCAATTTTGGTATAGCGATATTTTACCAAATACAAATATTAGAAATTCAATCGAAAAAATAGATAGTGACATCTTATTTAAAAATATCCACACCGATAAGGTAGATGTTACAAAATTAAATTTTTTATTTTTTTTGTTAGAAACTGAATGGACTAATTCCGATATCCCAAACATAGCGTATACTCATTCTAGTGAATTTATTGAATTACTAATTAAGTTACAATCTGAAAATTTCTATTTTATGTGTAATAATTCTGGGGAAGCCGAACTTTGGGTGGATAATTTATCCTTGAATTTTTTTAATTTGTTAAAAAAAAATAAAATTGATTTTAACAGATTAATAATTGTAAATAACGATTCATCTAAAATTGGTATAGGTAAAACAAAATATGGGGATTTTATATTAAACACCTGTTTTTTTCCTAATTTCTTTTTATCTACCTATGAGCATTTAAAGTCATATGTAACTGAATTAAACCCTAACACCATACCTGATAAAAAATTCTTATGTTTAAATAGAAGAATGGGTTATGAAAAATATAAATTAATCGAGAGGTTATATCATATGGGGTTGTTAAATGACACCAGATTTTCTTGGGTAAAAAATAGCACGAATAAAAATCTGTTAAATAAAGAATTACTTAATGAATTAAACATAGATGTTGATAACTTTAACCCTATTCAGTTAGAAGATGATGTAATGTATGGTGCTGATTTAGTTATGGAAAAGTATCTTTACACCATAAACCCCAAATGGTATTATAAAAGTAAAGTTAATATTATATTGGAAACAATGCTATACCCAAATTCAATTCATCTGACAGAAAAAACCTGGAAAGCAATTTATTTAGGTGTCCCGTTTGTTATATATTCACCATCTAAACACTATCTTAAAACCTTAAGGGATATGGGATTCAAGACATTTAATTCTGTGATTAATGAGGATTATGATGAGATGCTAGGTAAAGATAAAATAACACAAGTTATAAAAAGCGCTGAAGAACTGGCTAGTATCTATGACACCCCCAAAGTATTAGATATATGTAGATTTAACCAAGAATTATATTTTAATTTTCAACACAGAAAAAAAATATATAATGAGTTTTTTTTAAATAAAATTTGTGATGTTAAAAACTTAACAATTCCTAAAACATTAATTTAAATGGGTAATAAAATTGATTTAAAAAATTATACGTGTAGTGTGCCATTTACATCATTAGAAATACATAACAATGTTTGTTTTGTGTGCTGTCCATCCTGGTTACCAAACAAAGTAGAACTTAGTGAAATTCCATTAAAAGATGTTTATAATAGCGAACCAATTATTGATATAAGAAACTCGATATTAGATGGTTCATTTAGATATTGTAGTCAAGAGCTTTGTCCTTATTTAAGTAAATTAGTGAAGTATGGTGCGGAATCTGGGCCAGTCACTTTAAAATCAAATTCAAATGTTAATAGCCCTATTGTAAAAAATAACGCACCAGATTATTTGATGATGAATTTTGATAGAACATGTAACTACAAATGTCCATCATGTAGAGTTGATTTAATAGTTGAAAATAGTGAGGGTATAAAACGTGTAGAAAAAACAATAGAGGAGATTGATAATCACTACTCGAAATATGTTAAAACCCTATATATTACTGGATCAGGGGATCCGTTTGTTTCTGTCGGATTCAGAAATTATCTAAGAAATTTTAACCCTAAAAAATACCCAAACTTAAATTCCATACACCTACACACAAATGCGTCTATGTGGAATAAAGAAATGTGGGATAGTATGCCAAACATACACGGATATGTCCACTCTTGTGAAATTAGCATCGACGCTGGTACAAAAGACACCTATGAAAATAAAACCAGGTTGGGTGGTAAATGGGATAATTTAATTGATAATTTAAAATTCATAAGCACTCTACCAATTTCAATTAAAACATCATTTGTGGTTCAAGATTCCAATTACATGGAAATGGGTATTTTTTACAACTTAATGTACTCAATATTTGGTAAAAGAGTAAATGTGTTTTTTGGTAAGATAACTAATTGGGGGACATTTTCAGAAGGTGAATTTAAATTAAAACAAGTATGGGATACGGAACATCCAGAACATGAGTTATTTAAAAAAGAGTTTAATAAAGTATGGAAAAATGAAAACCTTTTTCATAATTTATATGAGTTTATTGACAACACAAATAAAACTTTAATATAGATGAGAATTTTAATACTATCACATACAAGATGTGGTTCTACCACATTATGTAAATGGATATCAAAAGAATTGAATTTTGAAGTAGATTATGATCATTACGATGCTAACACATTTAATTCAATTTTCATTAAAAATAATATAATAAAAAAAATTGTTATCGAAGAATACAATCCACCAAATGAAGTTATTGAAAAATTTGATAAAGTTATTTGTTTAAGTAGGGAAAATAATATTGACAGTGCCATAAGTTTTATTAATGCTGATAACAAAAGCAGGTGGCACGACATATATGAAATAACAAATGAGTGGATTGAAGATAATAAAAATAAAATAATAGAAACTGTTTACAAATATGAACAATTAAAAACCTTATTAAAAAATAAAGATTTATTTCAAATAACGTATGAAAATATGTATATTAATAAAATAGACGTTAATAGAGTTATTAGTTATTTAAACATTGAAAACCCAAAACATTTGGATATGCTTGATTATGATAAAAAATATAGAAAAGACACATATACTTTAACACATGATTTTAAGAGAAAAAATATCATTTAGTAAAGATGAGTGTGATTACATAATAAATTTATCCAAAGAGTTGGATGAACTTAAACCATTTGGTTATGATGACAATGTTAATAAAGAAAAAATAACAATTAGATATTTTGTTTGGGTTATCAATAGAAACAATAAAACCCAATGGATATTTGATAAAATTCAAACGTATTTTATAAATAAAACTAATATAAAGATAAAAAAAGAATTAGATAAAATATATATACACAAATATGACACCGGCCAACAATTTGAAAAACATGCTGACACATATTATAAAACACAAATACACAATGTAGGGGTATGTTTAAACAATGATTATGATGGAGGTGAATTTGTTTTATATAATCCAGAAGAACAATTACCAAAAGAAACGGGTAACATATATACTTTCCCTAGTCAAAGAATACATGAAGTAAAAAAAATAATAAAGGGTGAAAGGTGGAGCATTATTGGATTTTTACATATTGATAATTTAGATTTCCCTAAAAAATCACTAATATGAAAATTGGAATAACAGGACATTCTAACGGAATTGGAAATGACATTTATTCAAATTTAATAAAAGAATATGATGTTATAGGATTTAGTAGAAGTAATGGTTTTGATATTAAAAATACGGATAAAATTATAGAACAATTGGATGATTGTGATATTTTTATAAACAACGCTTACGAAGGAAACTATCAAACAATATTATTTGAATTAATTTTTGATAAATGGAAATTTTTACCAAAAACAATTATTAATATGAATAGCAGTTGTGTGTATCATTCATCCGATTGGTCGCCAGAATATGCAAATAATAAAAAAGAGTTAAAAGAAGTATCTTTAAATGCGATTAGAAATAATAAAAATAAAAAAGTTAGGGTCATAAATTTATATCCATCCACCTTATCAACTCATATGGGGTTTGAAAGTTTAAATAAATTAGATACTGAAAATCTTGCAAAAATTATAAATTGGTTAATAAAACAACCACAAGAAATAGAAATTAGAGAGATGAGTATATATTGTACAACATTGGAGAAAGAATTTAAAACAAATAAATTAATATGAAATCAATAAAATTTTGGAATAAAAGCGGATTCGATGTTGCAACTTATAAATGGAATTTATCAGAAAGACGTAATAAAACATTTAATGGCTCTGGTTCGGATGATAGTGAAACCAATACCTACACATATAATGAACTAGGATTCAGAGGTGATTCAATATACAAGGATGGTTTTAGAATTCTGTCTGTCGGTTGTTCACATACGGAAGGTGTGGGGGTAAATGACTGGGAAACTTGGCCGCATATATTTTCTAGGTTAATACCTAATGGTATTGATTTAAATGCTGGGTTTGGTGGTAGAAGTAATGATTACATTGCTAGGTGTATTGTGTCCTTAATTGACACCTTTAGACCCAATCTGGTTAATCTAATGTACACATACCCCTCAAGAAAAGAATACTACAAGTTTAATGGGGATTTAGAGCCCTTTCATATGACCCCCTGGGGATATTTCAAAGAAGATTCGGAAGGTGTTGATGAATACAAGGCAATCGCAAAGATAACCCATGATGAAAATGATTTGATTAATTGGTATAAAAATCATTTATTAATAACCAATTTCCTATCACTAAGAAAAATCCCATACACTTGGAATGGTTCGTTTCTAATGGATGATGTTATTTCAGATAAACATCGTTTTGATGGTGACTATGGTAACTTCAGAGAGTTTTCCGTTGACGGTAAACATGCAACAGGAAAACACAATGAAGAATATGCCAAAAATTTATATGACTTCATTAAGAAAAACTTCCCAACATATATCCCTTAGGGGCTTGGTTTTCTTACAAATTTTCCTTATTTTAGGTACTAATGAATATATTAGCACATACGTCGTTTATTGGTACCACTGGGTATGCCAATCATGCAAGGTCGTTTTTCTGCGCCTTAAACAAGTATCACAAAGTAAGGGTTAGAAACCTTACCATTGGTAATAGTTGGAATGATTATAATGAAAAGCCACACGAAGGCGAATCATATATCACTGATGAGATGAAGGATATGTTAATCCTTCAAAGTTTGTTTAACGCTGATGGTTCAACTAGTGATTATCCAATTTATAACTTTAAAAAAGATTTTGTTCCAGATGTCCACATTGTTTTGGTGGAAACCGACAACATTTATTTTTATCATGATTATGATGGCTATAAAATAGCGTACAATGTTTGGGAATCAACATTATATCCAGATAATTTCTTCAAGCGACTATTTTACTTTGATGAGGTTTGGGTGCCGACCAAGTGGCAGTTTGATTGTTTAGTTGCGCAAGGGTATCCTGCTGAAAAAATATCTATAGTTCCAGAAGGTGTTGATGTTGACACATTTAAACCAATAGAAAAATACCCACAAAGAGATAAGATTAGATTTGTGTATTTTGGTCGTTGGGATTATAGAAAAGGAACGACTGAAGTACTCAGAGCTTTTGGTGAGGTCTTTAAAGATGTTGATGATGTAGAATTAATTGCATCTGTTGAGAACCCGTACCCGAACGATGGTTTAAAGTCAACAGAGGAACGAATTAAAAAACACGAAATTGATACAGAGAAAATAACGTTTCTTAATTTTCCATCGAGAGAAGAATATGTAAAATACTTACAAGAAGCACATGTATTTGTTTCTTGTGCTAGAAGCGAAGGTTGGAATCTACCGCTTATTGAAGCGATGGCTTGCGGTACGCCGGCCATTTATTCTAATTGGGGTGGTCAACTAGAATTTGCTGAAGGTAAAGGTGTTCCGGTTAGTATCAAGGAATTAAGACCTGCTAACATAGAAAGAAAAGAATTTCCAGGTGAATATTGTGAACCAGATTGGGATGACCTTAAATGGAAAATGAGACAAGCGTACGATTATCAAACAGCTATGTGGATTAAATCCAGATCTGATGCTAAAGATATTCACAAGAACTTTAATTGGGAAACAATAGCTGAAAACGCATCAAAAATAATCAACTCTAGATTCAAGTCATTTGCATTTGTTACAACTGGTAACTTACAATATATGCCGGTTATTGAAAAGTTGGTACAATCATTAATGATGTTTTCAAGACACAAGATAATTGTTTATGGTGTTGATTGTGAAGTGCCGTTTGATTATCCTAATGTGATTAGAAAAACAATCAATCCACCCAAAATATCAGAACACGATAAATGGTATTGGAAACAATGGGCTTGTTTGGAATCATTAAACGAAGATTTTGATTATTATATTTGGGTTGACGGTGATGTTGTTGTTAATTACAATATCGATACCGTTACAAAATATTTCAAACATGTTGGTAGATATCCATTGTCGGATATACATGTTCAAGAAGAATTCTTTGGAACATATGATGACGGTAAAACGCAATTGTTTAATGAAGAGTTAGCTAAAAGATGGGGTGTTGAAAAACAACAACCATACATGCATATTTGTTTCTACATTTACAATCAAGGTTCAAGAGCATTTTTTGATGGTATATTGGGATATTATGACACAATGATGAAAGGTAGCCCTGAAGATTATAAACGATATTTTTTATGGAATGATGAAGGTATTGATAATGCAATAAGATGGAACCACGGTTTTACTAATCATTTACCTATATCAAATTTTGACACATCATCATATGATGGGGATGAAGGGTTTATTGATAAAACGTTACATCAGTTTTATAAGTTCTGGAATGAAGATGGTCCACAAAACTTCAATAGAATATTTGGGTATCAATTTATACCAGAAGATAAATCAAATATATTATATTTCCACGGGAATAAGAATGCTGAGATATCGGACAAGATGATTGAGTTTATTAAAATGAAAAGAGATGATTCATTTTATAAGTCATATTGTTTTTATACTGACGTATATAAATTGGAAAACTTTAATCAATATTTCAATATTGAAGGGGGTACAATTGAGATAGCAAACAAACATGGTTGGTTTGTTGCCATATTTCACGAGATATTTAATCTTTTGGATTATTATAAAAATAGAGAGAGAAGAATCTTTGATGGCGACGTTGTAGTTGAGTTGGGTGGGAATATCGGCATCTTTAATAGATGGGCGTACAGTCAAGGTGCTAGCAAAGTTATTTCGTTTGAGCCAGATAAAAGATACTTTAAACTTCTCTCATTAAATGCTGATCCGCGTTCTGTATTATTCAATGCTGCGGGAAGTGATTCTATTGGTGAATTAAGTTTATTTGAGAGCACACACATAGGTGGATCTAATTTATTTGGAACACAGGAAGGTGCTAAAGAATATAAGGTAAGAACATATACGCTAGATTATCTTTTTGAAACGGGGTTAGTTGATAAAATAGATTTTCTAAAGGTAGACATTGAGGGAGCAGAACATCACGCGTTCAAAGGTATCAGCGATGAAAACCTAATGAAAGTTAAAAACATTTCAATGGAATATCACCATAGCCACTTTGATTATGACGAAGAATTGAGACAAGATTTAATTAATCGTATGGTTAGATTAGGTTTTAACCCCTACACATTGTTTATGGGTGACAATAACGCACTACAAATGATATATTTTACAAGATGAGTACACTAGATAAATTAGCAAAAATGCACGGAACTGATAAGAGTTCTGATATACACAATTACTGTGTTAAGTATGAAAAGTATCTACCATTTAATCGTTATGATAAGTTAATGATGATGGAGATTGGTGTGTTAGATGGTAAATCCTTATTAACTTGGAAGGATTATTTTTATCGTTCACACATTCTAGGTATTGATATAAATCCTGAATGTAAAAAATACGAAGAAGAAAGAATTACAATTGAGATTGGTTCTCAAGCTGATGGTGGTTTCTTATCTAGAACCAGCGAACATTATGGGCCATTTGACATCATTTTAGATGATGGTTCACATATGAATGACCATGTAACTTATTCTTTCCAGCATTTATTTGATTCAGTAAAACCAGGTGGCGTTTATATTGTTGAAGATTGTGCCACGGCTTACTGGGATGAATATGGTGGCGGTTATTTAAAACCAAGTACAAGTATAGAATATTTTAAATCCTTATCAGATGATTTAAACTTCCGTGGACTAATGAATCACAACAAACCAAATGTACACGCAAGAAGGGAAGATTGGTTAATTGAAAATTCAAAAAGCATCCCAACATGTAGAACGGATATTGAATCCATAAATTTCCTAAATGGAATTATTATTGTAACTAAGAGATAATGTACACACAATTCACTGAAGATATATTTGTAATTGATTGTTGGCTTGACACTAAAGAGAAAGAGCTAGCACTAACTAATTTAATTGAAAGGGTTAAAGTTTATAATATACCAATAATACTATGTGGTCACTACCCAATTAAACCTGAGTTCCAAGAAATGGTTGATTATTGTATCTATGACAAGAACAATGACATTTTAGAAGAAAAGGATTTTGAAGAGTATGGTGTTGTTAGTGATAGATGGACAGAGACAGACGATTTTAAAATAAGTAACAAGGTTACATTTCACCATGATTATGCTATATGGTTAACAATGAAGAATGCTTTTAACCTAGCAAATCAATTGGGTAAGAAATACATACACTTTCTTGAGTACGATAACCTACCAGATGAGATTCAATATCGTCAAGCGTTTATTGAATACATCAGACATCACGATGCGGTTGTTTATGAATATAGTGAAGGATCAACTAATGAACCATCACCCTTTTCGGCTACGTACATATTTTCAATTAAAACTGACATCGCATTAAGTTTGGTTAATAAGATTAATAGTAAGAAGGAGTTCTTTTTACGAAAACAACATGAATGGCAATTAGAAAAAACATTCTACCAAACATTACAAACTGTAACTAAAAGAATATTTGTTACAAAATACATAGCAAATGATGACGAGTTAAATCTTTTTGCTGCTTGGAATAGGGATGGTATTAATAGAAACGGCGCTAGATTTCAAACATATCTATGTGTTGATGATAATGAAGATTTGTCAATCCATTTTATATCTGGTTTTAATGATAAACCGGCCACACAAGATTATGTGGTTGAAATCAACTATGGTGATGTTAAAGAGTTTTACAAAATTATCATAGGTAATTTTCATTTAAAAAAACTTGGTAAATACATTAAAGGATTACCTGTTATAGTTTATTATCAAGGCGTACAAGTATTTTCTGATTTACTTATTGATGATGTTAAAGAATTTAAACGAAAGAATAATATAACAAGAAAAAACAAAGAGATATCAAAAAACATTAATGTTAATTTTGTTGATGGACCATTCATTGAGATACTAGAAAAAACCGCCAAAGAATATCGTATTGAATTTATTGATAATAAAAGTGGAAGAGTTTTACATGAAACAAATATTAAAAGTAATCACTGGGCGAAAGCATCAATAAAATATTATGTTGATTGGTTAATTAAGGTGAGTGGTGTTGATAACGATTTTTATTTTGAGCATAAATTTAACCCTAATGAAAATAGATTCTTCATTAGTTTTGAGAGCAAATCATTAGGTGACAGTTTAGCATTTATACCATATGTGGATGAGTTTAGAAAGAAACATAATTGTTCAGTTGTTTGTTCAACATTCTTTAACGATTTATTTAAAAATGAATACCCAGAAATTGAGTTTGTTTCACCTGGTTCAACTGTTAATAACATCTACGGTCTTTATCGAATCGGTATGTTCTATAATGATTCTAAAATGATTGATTATGATAAACATTTGACCGACCCCAAAAAGGAGCCATTATTAAAAATTGCATCAGATATTTTAGGTTTAGATTATAAAGAGGTTAGACCTAAGTTACCAAAAATTGGTAACACTAAACAGAAATTAGTAACTATAGCAATTCATTCTACAGCACAAGCGAAATATTGGAATAACCCAACTGGTTGGCAAGATGTTGTTGATTACTTAATTGGTAAAGGATACGAGGTTAGGTTGTTATCAAAAGAAGAAGACGGTTACATGGGTAACATTCATCCAAAAGGTATAACACAACAACCTGCTGGTGATTTAAACAGCGTAATTAAGACAATACAAGAATCAGAATTCTTTATTGGGATTAGTAGCGGGTTGAGTTGGTTGGCGTGGGGATGTGGAACACCAACAATATTAATATCCGGATTTACAGATGTATTTGCAGAACCATTTCAAAACATTTACCGAGTAATAAATAAAGAAGTTTGTAATAGTTGTTGGTCCGATTATGATTTTGACGCCGGTAACTGGAAGTGGTGCCCAGTACATTCAAATACTGATAAACAATTTGAATGTTCTAAACAAATAACATCAAAACAAGTTATAGGGGAAATTGATAAATTAATTAACTAACATTCAAACGAACAAGTATTTATCTAAGTATAATACCATATTTAGATGAATATATTTGACGCACACATATCGGGATCATTATCCGTATCAAGTTCAGCCGAAATTTCGGGTGATTTAAAAGTTTTAGGAACAATTAGTGGTTCCTTTAGTGGTGATGGCTCTAATATCACAAACATCCCAGCGGGTGGTGTTGTTGGACTTAATTTAACACGAATAGCTGACGGTGCATCAACAGCATCAATTTCAAATACAGATGGTTTAAGAATTAATACAAATTCAGAAATTACTGGTTCATTAATTATAACCGGTGATTTAATTATAAGTGGAACATCTTTTAATGCCGCGACCTCAGGTACATCTGGTACATCAGGAACCTCAGGTACATCTGGAACCTCAGGGTCTTCAGGTTCAAGTGGAACATCAGGTACTAGTGGAACTAGCGGAACCTCAGGAAGTTCAGGATCAAGTGGAACATCGGGATCAAGTGGAAGTTCTGGTTCTAGCGGAACGTCAGGTACGAGTGGTTCTTCAGGTACATCTGGCACATCAGGAACCTCAGGTTCATCGGGAAGTTCGGGTACGTCTGGAACCAGCGGAAGTTCTGGGTCATCAGGTACAAGTGGAACATCTGGTTCATCCGGAAGTTCTGGTTCTAGTGGAACATCGGGATCAAGCGGTACCTCAGGCACTAGTGGAACCTCAGGATCAAATGGTAGTTCGGGCACGAGTGGTTCTTCGGGTTCATCTGGAAGTTCGGGTACGTCAGGTACTAGTGGAAGTAGCGGTTCTTCAGGAACATCTGGTTCTTCAGGAACATCAGGTTCAAGTGGTAGTTCTGGTACTAGTGGAAGTAGTGGTTCTTCAGGAACCGCTGGAACTTCAGGAACCTCAGGTTCTAGTGGTAGTTCTGGAACATCAGGTTCTAGTGGATCTAGCGGAACCGCTGGTACAAGTGGTACATCGGGATCTTCTGGTTCTAACGGGTCGTCAGGTACTTCAGGAACAAGCGGAACATCTGGTTCATCAGGAACTTCAGGTTCATCAGGTTCTAGTGGAACGAGCGGTAGTTCTGGTTCATCAGGAACATCAGGTTCTAACGGGTCGTCAGGTACTTCAGGAACAAGCGGAACATCTGGTTCATCAGGAACTTCAGGTTCATCAGGTTCTAGTGGAACATCTGGGTCTTCAGGGTCAAGCGGTACATCAGGTTCAAGCGGAAGTTCAGGAACATCCGGAAGTTCAGGGTCTAGTGGTACAGCGGGGACATCAGGAACCTCAGGTTCTAGTGGATCTAGTGGATCTAGCGGAACCGTAACAATGAGCGGAACACAAGACAATGGTGTTCTAACACTTAATGGTTCCTCACCAAACGTAACTGCGGAAAATAATTTAAGATTTGATGGTTCACTTTTAACCGTTGTTGGTAACGAAACAATATCTGGTTCCTTAATTGTGACAAACAATTTTACAGTATTAGGTTCATCCTCAATAACATACGTAACATCATCTCAATTAAGAGTTGAAGACAATATTATCACAGTAAACACTGCTAGCCCTGGATCTAGATTTGGTGGACTAGAAGTTCATGATTCAGGATCGGTTGGTATTGCTACTGGTTCAATTCTTTGGGATTCTGTTAACAATAGATGGATTTATCAAAACTCAAGTGAGGCGGGTTATGGTGGCGGTGTATTATTGTCAGGTCCTAGAAGTTCTGGTTCACTAGGTAGTGAATTAACATTAACTAGTGGTAGAGTTGCAAAGTCAGCGGGCGGAGACCACTTAAATGATTCAAATATAACAGACAACGGTACAACCGTTTCGATAAATTCAAATACAGAAATCACTGGTTCATTAATTGTTACTGGTGGTAATAAATTAGTTGTAAATGCTACTGGTGGTGATGAAGGTGGTGAAATTTTATTAGGGAAAGCGTTAACTAATACAACACTTGTTGGTGAGGGAGTTACAGTAGATATTTGGCAAAATAGATTAAGATTTTTTGAACAAGGTGGAACTGCGAGAGGTGCATATATTGATATCTCAAGTTTAGCGGCAGGTGTTGGTACCAACCTGGTTGGTGCTGGTTCATCAGGTACTTCTGGAACTAGTGGTACCTCTGGCACATCGGGTTCTAGTGGAACATCAGGATCTAATGGTTCGTCTGGTACGTCAGGTTCATCAGGAACAAGTGGTACAAGTGGTAGTTCAGGATCTAATGGTTCATCTGGCACGTCAGGGTCTTCAGGGTCTAGCGGAACATCGGGATCTAATGGTTCATCTGGCACGTCAGGAACATCGGGTTCTAATGGTTCTAGTGGAACATCAGGTTCTTCAGGTTCTAGTGGAACATCTGGTTCATCCGGAAGTTCTGGTTCAAGTGGGACCTCAGGTTCTTCAGGTAGTTCAGGTTCATCCGGAACAAGTGGAAGTTCGGGAACATCAGGTTCTAATGGTTCTAGTGGAACATCAGGTTCTTCAGGTAGTTCAGGGTCAAGCGGAACGTCTGGGTCTTCAGGTTCTAGTGGTACTTCGGGTACTTCAGGAAGCTCAGGAACAAGTGGGTCTTCAGGTTCTTCTGGATCTAGTGGAACATCGGGTTCTAACGGATCTAGTGGTACGTCGGGTTCATCAGGTTCTAGCGGTTCTAGTGGAACTTCAGGTTCTTCTGGTTCTAGCGGAAGTTCAGGAACAAGTGGATCTTCAGGGTCTAGTGGTTCAAGTGGAACCAGTGGTAGTTCGGGGAGTTCTGGTTCAAGTGGAACATCTGGGTCTTCAGGAAGTTCTGGTTCTAGCGGGTCTTCTGGTACGTCAGGTACTTCTTTTGCTAATAGTTTTAATATAAATCAAAATTTAGGAACAAGTAACTCACCAACATTTGGTGGTTTAACAATTACAGGTGGTGGTTCAGTTAGCACAGTATTAACAGGTGCTAACGTTGGTGACTTATTGTATGCATCAATTGCTGATAACGATTATTTCAGATTAAGAGTTGGTGGTACAGCAACAAATGCCGGTTATGTTGAAATAGCAACTTCCGATGATGGTACCGAACCAATATATGTTAGACAATACACGGGTGTGTTTAGTAGTATAACTAGGACTGCAACATTACTAGATGGTAGTGGTAACACATCATTTCCAGGTACAATTACAGCCCCAACATTCTCAGGAGCACTATCCGGAAACGCAACCACTGCAACCACTGCGGGCGCTTTAACATCAATGAACATTTCACAGTTCACAAATAATAGTGCTTACATCACAGGTATATCTTTTGCAAACGTTTCATCAAAACCAACAACAATAAGTGGATATGGAATTACAGATGCAATTACAACAGCTAACATTGGCTCTCAGTCCGTATCATTTGCAACAAGTGCTACAAGCGCAACTACTGCGGGTAGTGCACCAAACGCTAGTAATTTAAACGCATCTTATGGTGTATCAACGGGTAATGGAAACGGATTAAAATTTTGGGGAGGTTCCGACACGTATAAAATTCATATGGGTAGTTCATCTGAATATTATTATGGCCCTGTTACAGATTACTCCATAAAGTGTAATATAGATAGTAATAGTTCGACAAGAGGTTTCACTTGGGGACAAAGTGGAGTAACACCAATTGCCGCGTTAAACGTAGGAAATGGAAATATGCAAATCGCAGGTACATTCACATCAGGTGGAAGTATATTACCATTAAGTAATGGTACGTTAAACTTAGGTTCATCTGGAGCAAGATGGAACACATTATTTACATCGGATTTATCGTTATCAAACGGTATTGGTGATTACACAATTGTTGAGGGTGAGGATGATTTGTTCTTATATAATAATAAAAGAAATAAAGTATATAAATTTATGTTGCAAGAAGTAAAACCAGAAGATGCAACACCAAAGCGACCAGAATAATATTGATTAAATAAAAAATAATCATTATATTTTAACAAACCATAAACCAATGCCTTTAGATATTAATAGTAATATAATCAGTTCATCAGATATAACAAGTACTGGTATTTTTAAAACTAAAGTGCAGAGAGATGGGATGGTTTTACATTTAGATGCCGGTGATCTTGATTCATATCCAGGTAGTGGAACTGCGTGGAATGATTTAAGTGGTAATGGTTATAATTTTATTATAAACGCATCGGCTTACAATTCCTCTGGACCAAAATATATGGACTTTAATGGTTCATATGGTTGCGCAAAGAAAACAAGTTCAGATGTCCCTTTGTCTGGTAATGCAACATGTATTTGCTGGACTAGAGTTAAAAATAGTACTGCGGAATGGAGAACTTTATTACGAGGTTTAAGTTCAGGAGCAGACCACCAAGTGATTATTCAATCAGGTGCGTGGGCAATCGGTATGTACGATAACACAAATGGTACAGGTTTTAATAGTAACGGATTTAGCCAACAAAGTTTACCAGCATATGGCACATCTTCTTGGGATATGTTAGTTTGGAGATGGTACGATGCTGAAGTTCCTTATCATCTCTTTAGTTATAATGAAACTGCGGGGGTTATACGAGGATCAATTTCAAGCTCAAATGCAAGATTTAAACATGGTTTTTGTTCTGTTGGCGCATACAACAACGGAGACCAAAATAACCCAAATGCATCAAGTCAACCTTGGGGTGACATTGGAATGATATCACTATATGATAGAGTTTTACATCCTTACGAAATAAACGAATATTATCAAGCAACAAGAGCTAGATTTGGTAGATAAAATAATTTTATGGGTATAGATATTGGCGGAAACGTATTTGATGCAACTGATTTTAACCCAAGCGGTGAGGCGGCAAGCCCTGCGGTTGTGACCAGAGGATTGGTGTTATGGTTAGATAGTGGAAACAATGCATCATATATTAACACATCCAACTATTATGATTGTGGATATGGATGTCAATACTACTCATCAAATCCCGGCTGTACGAATTGTAACACTCAATGGAAAGATATGAGTGGTAATGGGTACGATGGAACATTCAACGGTGCTACGGCCATCTCATATAATGTTGGAGGTGGGTCAATTTATTTTAGTGGGTCTCCTGATTTTGTGAGTGCTGGTAATATAGGTTCATTCTCAACATTTACTGTTGAAATTTGGTTTAAATCAGATTCAGTTTCTAACTATAAAAATCCAATCGATTGTAATTTTTTAGTGTTTAATGGAGGGGCTAGTGGATATAGTAATATTGGACCAAGATTGGAACAAGATTCAAATGGAACACTAGGTTGGGTTGTTGGAGATGCTGCGGGAAACTATACTGGAGTTAATGTTGTACCATCAGGATTGAGTTCCTCTGGAATACATTGTGCCGTTATTACTAAAACAGGTGCAAGTAGTTTTTTAAGTTATTACAATGGGACTAATGCATCAAGTTTAACTTTTTCAAATTGGACGGGAACTATGGGTAACGTAAATATTGGCAGAGGATTTAGCACAAGTGCGGAAAGATGGTTTAATGGTGGTGTGTCAATCGTAAGAATATATAATAGAGCATTATCCGCATCCGAAATTTTACAAAATTATAATAATGGAAGAGCAAGGTTTGGAGTTTAAAATATTTAATTTATATGCCAGTACAGTTTAGAAGAACAAACATTTTAGATCCATACTCTTGGGCGGTAGGTTCAGGGGGTACTGGTGCTTTTGGTCAAAATGGTAGTACTGATGAAAACGAAAGAGTAATCGGCACAGACCCTTTTGGTAATAGTTCAGTTGTCTGGGAATCTAGACCAAACGGTTCCGCAGCTGATGATGGTGGTTGGGGCACAGGATTCTATGATGTGGATGAATATTCATTATATAGATGGTCAGTTTGGGTTAAAAGAACAACATCAAGTGCTGGAGGAACATCATATCTGGGACTTTACGGTAGTCCTAATGCTGTTATTAGAATAGATAACGGAGCACAAGAAGGTAACCCATATTTTGAATGTAGTGGTACTGGTGCGTATACTCAAAACGTTTGGTATCTACTTGTTGGACATTGTTTTCCATCTAATTACACTGGTGGTGCAACAACACACCCTGATTCTGGTAGATACATAACAAGTGGTAGAAATGGTAGTGTTAATTTTTGTAACATTGGCGGTGACGTAAAATGGTATCCGGGAACAACAGGTGGATATCATAGAGTATATCATTATTATTGTGGTGATAACACAACCAGATTACAATGGTTTGACCCAAGATTAGATAAATGTGATGGTTCAGAACCAACAATATCCGATTTATTAAACAACAGACAAGCAAAGTTAGAATCTACAACCGTGACAGTTGAAGGTGCCGCACTTAAACAACAAAAAGTAGTTGCAACAGGTGGTGTTATAACAACTGTTGGTGAGTATCGAGTTCATAGATTTAATAGTAGTGGAACATTTACCCTATCATCACTTAGATCGGGTTCAATAGAGGTTGAATATCTTATTGCTGCTGGTGGAGGTGGAGGTGGAACAAATATGGGTGGTGGCGGAGGTGGAGGAGGCGTTCTATTAGGAACAACAATTCTAACCCCAACTTCATATGTAATAACTGTTGGTGGAGGTGGCGCAGGTGCGCCCGCGGGAACCACAGGTGGACACCCAACCGTAACAGGTGCTAATGGTGGTAATTCTTCATTTAATGGTTTAACTGCTATAGGTGGTGGCTGGGGTGGCGTTTCATATAACACACAAGGATTAGGTATACATTTTGGTAATTCAGGTGGTTCAGGTGGTGGAGCTTCGGGTTATAATAATGATGGTGCAGCACCTGGAGCATATGGTTCAGGAGCGGGTACTTCAGGACAAGGATTTAGAGGTGGTTATCAAGGTAACTCATACTACTCAGGTGGTGGTGGAGGTGCAGGCGCCGCAGGTGCAGATGGAAACAATAGACCCGATGGTGGTGCCGGTAAATTAACGGGAATTTTAGGTAAACCATTTTATTTCGGAGGCGGTGGTGGTGGCGGAAGTTACTCACTATCTACAGGTGGTTATGGTGGTGTTGGCGGAGGTGGTGGTGGTGCGTTAGGTACCGCACTTGGTGGAAGAAATGGTTTAGCGTGGGGTTCTGATGGTGGTGGAGGCGCATGTTGTTCATGGGCTAACACACCTGGCGGAAATGGCGCAACAAACACTGGTGGTGGCGGCGGAGGTGGTGCTCACTATAATGCAACAAATAAGGGTGGAGATGGTGGAAGTGGAATAGTTATAATAAGATACAAATATAGATAATATGGCACATTTTGCACAAATAGATTCTAACAACGTAGTTGTTGATATTTTAGTTGTTCCCGATGAACAACAACATAGAGGAAATGATTATTTATCCAGTGATTTACAATTAGGTGGAACATGGATTCAAACATCATATAATGGTAATATAAGAAAAATGTATGCCGGAATTGGGTATTGGTATTTACCTGAATTAGACATTTTTTTACCACCCAAACCATTTGAATCGTGGTCTTTAGATACAGTTAATCAAATTTGGAAAGCACCAATTGAATGCCCTGAACAAGAAGAAGGTAAAGTTCATATTTGGGACGAAGAACCCCAACAATGGAGAACCGAAATTTTACCAATTGCAGATGTTAATAATTTACCAGAACAAGCATTACCTTAATTAGAAATTTAAAATGGGAGAAGTAACAAACATAGAAATTTATTTAGAAAACCAATGTTGGTACGTAAAATACTTACAAGATGGTGAAACAATTATAAGTAATCCATTTATGGAAGAACAACACGCAATTAATTATTGTGCTAGGTACTTACATCAAACAAATATAGATACATAAAATCTCGTACCACTTGTTAATTTAAAACTTTACATTTAATAGAAAAATATTTACATTTATTATCAAGTTTATATAAAATGAAACAAGAAACTAAAGGTAAATTTATTAAATCAGAAAAAACTTTGGTAGTTCTAGAAACTATCGGTGTAATAATGAGAATTATGGCATTCGGTATGTTATCCATATTAAACAAGGATACACCGTTTTTATTGATGTGGATATGGAATACTATCGATGCGTTAATATTAACTTATTGTGCCTGGGAAAGAAGCAACACACCATATATCATACTTAACATATTCTGGTTAATAGTTGGTGCTGTTGGGATTTATAACAGTATTTAAACTTTTCTCTTAATCTCAATTTTCATATTACCAGTACGATATTCACCCGGATCATATTGTGGTATACTTAATCTTAAACGATAAAGTGTCATAATATCTTCTGGTGTAAATTCACCTTCTTCATATACCATAACATCAACAGTTTCAGCGAACAAGAATTTACTTCTTAAATCATAATTAGTTGTCTTCTGTTGAACTTCAATATAATCTTCTGGTATCTCACCCAAATCAATTTTGTCGAAGAATGGCTCTATCTCAAATAAGCGATTTCTATTTCTAGTTGTTAACCCCATTGAGAATGTTTTAAATACAAAAACAGAATCTTCCCAATATCTAATTTCATTAAACATCGAAATAGGTAATCCCCATTTCCTCACAAAATTTCTATTAGAATTCATTTCGATTTGAATTCTATTGTGTTTAAATTCTTCGCTGAATCTAGATGTTTGACTAACAAAATGATAAACAACCGCTCTATTAGTCGTCTTTAAATCATAACCCTTTAGTTTGGTTCTGATAATAAAATCATCATCTTCACAAAACGCTGGGAAAAAACTAAATCCATCGAAGTGTCCAACATCCTCGAATAATTTTTTATATCCACTCATAAAGAATGTACCACCGCTAACAATCTTGCTCTCACGGTTTCTTTGTTCCAGATATTGATTAAATAAATCGTACCTAAAATCAAGAAATGATGAGCCGAGGTCCATGATTTCTTTCCCCGGCCTAATATGACCTTTAAATATCGGGGGCTCAACAGTCGTGTAACATAATAATGTCTTTTCATCTAAATCTTCTTCTAATGCTTCTAAAAAACCATTACCAATAACCATATCATTATGGATTAGAACCAATTTCTCGGTGTCTACCAGCTTGATTCCGGCGTTATATGTATCGGAGAATGGTAACTTATCATCGTCGTGAATAAATGACAAATTTTCATCCATTAACGACTCTAACCATTCTTTGGTACCATCATTAGAACCACCACTACTAATCACTAATGGTGTTGTTGGATACAACTCCCTTAAGTATTTATAACATTCTTTAGTTATAGATAGGTTATTGTAAACAGCTAATACGAAACTTATATTCATTTATGTAATCTTCAATATTTTTTTGTGGTTTCCACCCCAATAATTTTTTAGCTAACGAACTATCGCACAGTGTGTTTTGTGCTTCACCAGGTTTATCGTCCATGTATACTCTCTCACCGCCAAACATATCTGCAATTTGGTTAATGGAGTAATTTTTACCTCGACCAAGTTCAAAGGTATTCCCCCAAGATTCATTTTCTTTAATTTTAATTAAACCATCAACAATATCGTCAACGTGTGTAAAATCTCTTTTCTTTTTACCATTACCATAAATTGTTAATGGTTCATTCTTTTCTGTTAAGTTTTCCCATCTACCGATTAATGTTGTGTAACCACCAGTTTTAAGGTGATGTGGTCCGTATACATTATAAAACCTAGCTATGGATGATTTAAGATTATAATGTTCCTGATTCAATGCAATAATTTCTTCACCAATACTTTTACTAAAGGTATAAGGGTTTTTAAATTTACCACTATGGTGTGAACTACTACCTGCATAAATTAATGGTATATTATACTCACCACAAAAATGCGCTAATAGAAATGTAGCGGTAGCGTTATTGTTAAAATAAGTTACAGGTCTTTCAAATGATGGTTGAATTCTAGCGATAGCGGCTAAATGGTAAACAACATCTATTGTGTCACCAAAATACGCCTTACCGATGCTTTCTTTAATGTCATGTTCAATGTACTCAGCACCTTCAACATGATTTGATTTAACACCTGTTGTATAATTGTCGAATGATGTCACTGTGTGACCTTCAGCAATTAATCTTTTAATTAGATTAGTGCCAACAAAGCCGGCACCACCAGTTACAACTACATTCATTATTTTTTAGATTAAGTTAAAATTTTTTAAACCACTATTTTCGCTATCAATGTTTGAGTTTTGAGTGCCAGATATATAACCTCTTTCACCTTCAACACAAAATTCTGAAACTCTATAATATGGTGAACCCTGTAAAACTTTAATACGGTTTTTATTTATAAAATTCATTAATGGGTAAACAGTATTATTCCAGTCACTAACTTGATGTACATCCCTATTACCAAATTTCTCACCAACCCTTGTTAATTTTACCATAGATAAATCAAATTTACCACCAATTTTCTCTATCATAGATTTTTTAAAAAATTCACAAGAACCTCTTAACATACCAATTGGCGCACCCACACTGTTTGTCCATATTTCCCATTTGTCAAATAGTTCGTGTTCAATAACTTTTTTAAACCAATCATCTTTAAGGATCAAATTATCGTCATGTGTAAATAACATGAACTCATAATTTTGATAATCATATTCTTCTAACCATTGATTGGAACATCCCCAATCACCAACAGTGTTTGGATATTCTTTATAAGTCCAACCTAGATTTTCAATTTCTTCAATTGTTGCAATTTTAGAATATAGTTTTTCATCTAAATGTTTTCTATCACCTTTTAAAACCACATCTTTCTTTTCTATTTCAGAATATTGTGGATCTCTATGTGAAACACAAAACATATCCATTGACCAATCATCTGGAAGTATTTGTTTAGATATACTTTCATAAAAATGTAATGGGTAGTGCCACCCAGAACACACTACTGCAATTTTTTTCATAATAATATTTTTGAAACTGATGGAAAATTTTGATTCAAAACCTCGTAGTTTATTTTATTCTTGATTGAATTTATTGGTATTTTATTATACTTTTTCATCCATTCAATATTATCTCTTTCTATAGAACCACCTTCAAATATCATTGTTGCACCATTCTCAAGATTATTTTTAACCTTATTAAAAACATCTGTTATTGTGTTACCATCATTTGATATGTCTAAATGAAGTAAATCAAAATCTTCAACATCCCAGTCACTTATATTCATTTGTTTTAATTCAATAAAATCAAGTAATGAATACTTTTTAAGCGATTCCTTTGTTTTATCAATTGTTGAATGTTTATATGGATAGGCATCCCACAAATCATAACAGATTATTTTACCACCGTTATTAATTTCTTGTAACGCCATTCCCATACTAATTGCAGAATAACCATTTAACGTACCGAATTCAATTATTTTCTTTGGTTTTAATTCTAAAACTAAATTATATAATGTTTGTCCGATATCATGTTCACTATACGAACTTTCAACCTCAGGATTTTTATAAATCATACTACCAACCTTTTTTTATACAATCAACAATATATTCTCTTTCTTCTTTAGAAACCCACCAACCAACTGGTATTGATGACACTTTTTTAATTGTGTTATCTAAATTAGGTAATATATTTTTATATTCTCTAACACAAGAATGAACATCATTTCTTTCATGAACCTGAGATGTTGCGATACCCTTTTCAGACATATATCTTTGAAAATCATCTCTGTTGTCAACAAGAACACTATAAATCCAAAAAGAAGATTCTCTGTCTTTATGTCTTTCTAATAACTCAACACCACTAACATTTTTAAGTTCCTTATCGTAAAATTTAGCATTCTCCTTATGTTTAGATGTAATTTCGTCAACGTGTTTAAAATTCTCATTACCTATGGATGCATTTATGTCATTCATATGGAATTTAAAACCCCATTCAGATATGTCAGATTCACATCTAAAATCTTTTCTGTTCCCATCTCTATCAATACCATACCATCTTAATAACTTTGCTCTTTTGTAAAGATCATCATGTGGTAAAAATAATAAACCACCATCACCAGAAGTAATGTGCTTTATTGCTTGTAAACTAAAGGTACATATATTTCCGTGAGTACCTATAAATTTATTTTTATATTTACTACCCATAGCATGTGCACAGTCCTCAATAATTGCTGGCTTAAATCCATATAACCTATATGATTGTTCTTGTATGTCTTTTAATTTATCTAAATCAATAGGATAACCACCCCAATGCACAACAAAAATCGCTTTAGTTTTTGGTGTGATTTTTCTTGCTAAGTCATCTAAATCCATATTTAATGTCTTTGGATCGATGTCTACCCATTTAATATTGAAGCCATTTG